TGTCAAGGGATGTTTTTCCCCTTGACGGGTTCTGACAGAAATTCTATAATCACAAAGGCAAAATAAATTAATTTATCTCTTGACTTTTAATAGCTGGTCTTTAAACAATGCTAATAGTGCTAATAATATAAACAAAGTTCCTGTTGCTATAAATCCTGCTATCTTAGAGAGCATAAAAAAACCTATTGAAATATTAATTATTCCAATAAGTAAAATTATTTCTATTAAGTTATTTTTTATTTTTTGCATTTAATCACCTAGCCTATAAAAAGAGCCTACTTTTCTAATAAGTTCAATTTCATATACTTCATTACCCAGCTTTTTTACATTAATAATATGTTCTTTTTTATTTTCTTCTAAATGCAATATTCTATCTAGCTCCGACTTCCCTTCTACTATTAACACTCTTTTGCTTATATCACTTATTATTCTGCCTTTTTTTCATTTAACCACCTACCCGTTAAGCCATTTACTGGCTTTGTTTTCTTTTTCCATATTCTTTAACATTCTAACTGCTGCAAATACACTTGCATCGAAAAGGTCAATTCTCATACTATCCTCAACCTTCTCGTAAGCAATCATGTCATCGGTTTTCTCAATAGCTCTAACGTTCTGCAAGCAATATTCATAAGCCTGGCTATGGAGATAATAAAACTTACCCGCTTTGGCTTTCTGTTCTATTCTCCTAAATCCCTGCGACTTGTGATAGTAATATTGGGGCTCATCCACTATATTAAATCCTGCTTTTTTCATCCCTAGGAAAAATTCTTCGCCAAACTTTCTGTCAAACCCCACTTGTTTGATTTTGAATCCCAGCTTCCGCATCCTCACAAACCAATTTACCACATCGGAGTAGTTCACTATAGGGTTATTACTCATAGTAAGCCATCCATCATCCTGCCACCCGAATAGAGGAATATTATCTTCCTCCGCTTTTAGATGTGCCATAACTATTGGGAAGAATGCATGGGTTATTGCTATATCTACATCGCCATAGGTACCGTATAACGCTCCCGCTGTAAGGTCATGTAGTTTAGATAAGTCTCCCCCTCCATACCAGTCTATGGGGAGTTTTGCAAGTTCTTCCATTGTCCACTTATATCTTCTGTCGCTGTTACGAAATTCATCTATGTTGAAATACGCTTTCATTGCGCTAGTGTATATATTTAAAGACTTTGCTAAGAAGGATTTTCTTTGCTGGGGATCATTCTGCGCCTGCATAGCATCATTCATTAATTCCTGAGCAGATATCGACACATTATAATTCGGGTTAGCTTTTTCATGTTCGATCGGGTTGGTATAATCTACATTGCCCCCATCATCTTCATCCGCTTTTGCTATAAAAACAAACAATTGTTCATCCTTTACCGTTTCAGCCAGTATCTTTTGACAATAAACCATTCGGTTATAACAAAAGGAATTCATGTTATCGCCGGCGGTAGTGATACCAATGCATAGGCTATTCCTGTAAGCCTTCCCGGACTCTTTTATAGTGTTATATTGGCTTGCACTCTTGTATAGATGGAGCTCGTCCAATATCTGTATCAAAGTATTCAGGGAATCCATACGGTCGCTGTTACCGGCTATGGTTTCAATCCTCATATATCCGTCACCAAGATTACCGCTTATGCTATGCTCTTGGTTATTGTCCAGGACTCTAAAGTTATCCTTTTCGCCCATCTGTTCTAAATTATAGAGCAAGAAATTGAAGCTTTGCAGGGCTTGTTTTAAGAGGGCTCCTACTATAACAATCTCAGCTCCGGATCTGCGCTCCAGTAACCCCAGCCCCCAGGCCAAGGCACTGATAAACGGGGTCTTACCGTTTTTTCTTGGGATCATAATAAAGGCTTCTTTATATCTCCTTAGGATCGTACCCTTATGATAAAATCCTAATAGGTTATAAACTATAAATTTCTGCCATGGTTCCAATAAAAAAGGCCTTCCCCGTAACGGGTGGCCTTGCATGTCTTCACCTTTTTGATGGACGAATGTCTTTTCTATGATGCCTATTACAAATTCCGCATCTTTAGGGTTAAAATCATAAGCTGGATTCTCCAAATCTCGTTTAAATCTCTCGCAGGCCTGTATCGTTTCCTTACAGGCTACTTTATTACCGGTTATTATGCTATCTACATACTCCATTACCTCTTTGTAGTTTTTGCATTGCTTCACTTTTTATCCAACTCACTCAATACGCTTGCTAATTTAGATTTTTTAGCGGTCTCGGCAGTCACCGCTTCAAGGGCCTTTGGATTTAAGCAAAGCATATTGGAGTATGTAGCAATATCCATCCGTAATTTTTCCATGGCGGAGAATAATGGGGTTTTTCTCATATTGGTAGCTCCGGCCTTATTGGTGTATTCCTCTTCTATCTGGTACCCGCTTTCCTCGAATTGCTCTCCAAATGTTTCATATTGGTGGAGCATGTCAACAAAGATGTCAATGGTGGTCTTGTATTCAGGCTTATATGTTCCTAGTTTTTTCATATGACTTACCACCTGATTCCGGATAGTTGTTTTCTTCCTTGCCAAACCCTCACCCCCTTATGGAAAATGTTGTTCTATTGGAAAAAGTTCCCCTCTCCTTGGTCTCCCTAGGCAATACAGTAACCCTACACCAGGGGGGATGTTAGTTCCGGATGCTTCGCCAGCAATCTTTCCTTCCACTCTTCCCCCAACTTGCTTAATGTGTTATCAAACTTATTATGCATACGCTCATGACATTGTTCGCATAGGCTGATAAGATTCCTGTTGTCTAACTTCAATTCCGGACTCTCCTGCAGCGGAATGATATGGTGTATGGTATTAGCCTCCACTACCTTGCCATACCTACTACACTCTTTACATTTATAATCATCTCTCTTTAGGATTGCGATTCGTTTCCTTTTCCACTCCGATGTTTTGTAGAACCATGACCAGTCTTGCTCTACCATGAAGTGCCTATCAATCGCCTGCTCCCACTCCTGTATATCCCTGCCATCTGGATCATCATGTAACCTTCGCTTAGCTGTATGTATGTCTATCTTCATTTCGATGTACTCTGCATTAAGGCCTATAAGAGATTGCTTTAATTGCTCCGTTACCCTAGTAACAATGATCCAGGCATTGTCTATATTGGTCTCGCCCTTTAGTCTGCTGATTAACAAATCCCTTACATCTAGTACATAAGGAATCAGGTTATTATTTTGATTATGCAATGGTAATCCGCTTATGGCCTGCATTATCAAATCAAAGTCATATATTAAATCATTAGGTCCTTTGTGCTGCTGCACATAGGTGGACTTGCCACTTAATGGGCTTCCGTGTACTACATAGACTTTCATAAACATCACCAATAAAAAAGACACCCTTTCGGATGCCTTTGTATTTATTATTTTATTCTGGTAAATTATCAATAGCATACTGAGCTTCTTCTTCAGTAAATTGCTCCCCATATTCAGATATTAATTGATCGTATATGGCATTTGGCGACATAGCCATTTCATCTTGATACAGAATAGCTTTTTGCAAAGCGTTTTCTTTCCAATCAGCATCCACATTGTCTACAGCGTATTTAGCAGCTTCTTCGGAAAAGTTTTCTCCGTATTCGGATACAAGCTGATCATATAAAGCAGCTTTTGACATATGCATTTCATTTGCATATATCTTTGCTTTTCTTAATGCCGACTGATATTCTTTAGGTATGTCTTCTTTAGCAGCTTCAGATGATTCCTCAGTTTCTCCCTCTCCCTCTTCTTCATCTTCTATCTTTGGATCGACCTCAGGTTCAGGGTCTGATTCTTCAGTCTCGACATTATCTTCTACCTGATTAGGCATTTCATTTCCAACAACCTCTTTTTTACCGTCATCTTCGCCACCTTGACTAGCAATTGCAATTATCACTACAATAGCAATAACCCAAAACCACCAACGTTTATAAATGGGTTTCTTTTGCTTATCCGACATATTTATCCCTCCCGGTATTTTTGCCTACATTATACCATCAAATGTTAGGATTTTCTAGAGGATTTTACACATCTTGGCCACAAACAAAATATCTTACCGCCTACGTCTTTGCCCCATAAGCATCCCTTACATTTATCCATGGCGCTCACCTGCCCGCCATTTAACCAGCCCGTGTATAGCCAGCATAAAATAAACAACGAATAAAAATGCTTGTGAGTATGCGCCTATACTGATGTCATATACACACCAAAACCCATTTGTAAAAAGCCATATAATAAAGCACCATCGCTTTTTGTAGATATTCGCAACAGTGCCCATTTTATAACTGAAGAGTACGAGCAAATTTATGTACCATTATTCCAATCATGTGTATTAAATTATTCTAACAAGTTGATAGATTTTTTTGATATAGATATCTCAGCCTATGTACCGCAAAACTTTTTGACATTATCTATTAATATAGATGGATTAACTGAATCTGGTATCAAAGCTAAATATCCTAAACAAATAGCAGATAAAATTTTGCAAGCAACAAAAGAAATCAATGACCTTAGTACAAAACATGGAGCAAATTTCTCTATATCAATCATTCATGATCTACGATTAACAAAAAATCTAAAACATGCATCAGCTGAATTTAGATTCTCAAATACGGCTGAAGATGCTGCTTTTATAATTAAAGATATTAGGGACCCAGCTGAGACACATAAATATACGATGAACAAGTGTATCAAAATACTTAATAAGTTGATTAAGCGAGATAATTTAGACTTTGAGAGTCTAAGCCCTAAACCTGATTTAAAAAATGTATTTAATAAATACCATTTTGGCTTATTTGTAGATTTTTATGATTTGAAAAGTGAACCTAAATTTTGTTATAAATACGACATTCATCAACAACCATCTTATAGCTACAGCCAAGCCACTATAGATTTGATTTATTCCGAAATTAAAAAAGATCCTGAAAATATAATCCAGAACCTCAAAAATAACATTAAAAAAAGTTAACCCCAGGGGCAAAGGAATTCTAAGATATATAATATCCTACTCCCATTCGGGAACCCAGCCTTATCCATCACGAGTTAACTTTTGTTACTATAAGTATAACATTTCCAAAATAAAATGTCAAAACCTATAGTTTAATAGGATAGTGTCAAGTTGTTGTTGGAAAACAATTAATATTATTTTTCCACTAATAAACTAAAGAATATCCTAACATTTGTAGAATGTAATGGCCATATATTAAA